CCGGCCTTCTTGAAAATACGGGCATATAAATTAAGGTACATACAAATGACTTGGCCCATAGTCCAAACTAGGGACATCTAAGCCAGACAACAGACAACGAGAACTTAAAAACCGGCTAAGAGCACGACTTCGCTAAGATATGCTCCGAAATGTTCCTCATTGCCATAGGCAACAGTGTTGTGAGTGGGGTCATCTATAAAGTTTATCAACTTTACCATACCGTCCCTACAGTTCGTGACAAGGATATTGAACTTGTTAGTCTCGAAATTTCCTACATCTGGGTGGGTCAGAACAGCGAGTTTGCGGTATCTTTTCTGTATCTTCTTAATATCATGAGTTTGAGTTTAGAAAAGATTGTCACAAAAGTTTAGAGAAAGATCAAAGGTATTGTCTCTTTGCGAGGTATATATCAAACAGTCCTCGTTGTTAACGTCGGCCCAATTCTCGAATTGTATGTTCACGGACTTAACGCCAAGCCACTCTAGATCTTTCTCAAATACATGTCTACAAAGATCAAAACGGGTGGAATTAACATCTTAAAACCTCTAGGATCGTGTCTGGGAGGGTGCGACGGAGAACGGCTCACGTTAATCCCAATTTTGCTCTATAAAGTCTCTGTGGGTATCATAAAACTCGTAAGTATCAGTTTTGGTAAAGTCTATCCTCTAATGGGCTTTGACTCCCATACCAAGGGAAATAATACGGTCTATAACCGTCCAGTTTCTATATGTACATATAATCATGGGCATCATTAAGAAGGCTAGGACACGTATTAACTAACGGTTAGAATACTTAAGTAGAAGGGCCTCCAACGAGACATATCGGGGTTCTAGTATGAAAATCATGGTCTGCTTGAAACCTATATCGAGGAAGCGAAAAACTTTCTATAGAACAGTCATACCAGTAGTAGCTCTTACACAGAAGTGTCTAGGCAAACTTTCTTTCACTATTTTCTTGTTGTTTCTACGGAAGCTATTGAATTATCTCTTCTTATTGGAAAGGTCTTTGATAACTGCACCAGCAAAACCGTTGTGGGTACAACGTATACAATAACAACGCTGACAACCGCCACGTACTAAACCTAAATATCTAACAATAATAGGAAGTGAAACAGCCGTTATATCTTGGGTAAATTACATAGGTGTGTAAGTCAAACAATATCTACTCACTGAACAGGGTAAGGACATATCTGTCTCATTTCCGCTCAACTAATTAAACTGATCGGGCTCTAGAGGTCTAGGCAGGACAAATGTCTCCCCAGTTTAACAGTAGTAATTAGTATATCCAAGTCTGGGTGATTTGTACATATTCTGCACAACCCATTTGAGGAAAATCAAGGGAAAAATATATATACTGACAAGCGATGCTAGTTCATATTCATCAATATGAAACACGGAGTCTAAGAACCAGTGGATGTAGGAGTCTTTACTTACATACGGAAGTAATGCAAGTACGACGCAAAAGAGAATCAAGGAAAATGATTACTAGGTACTTTTGTAAGGAACGGGTCTATTCGTGGACCAATCACAACTAATATCTTTCGTTCTTTTCAAAACACAATCTCTATATGAAAGGTCGATCTCCGACACCTAAATGTGTCCGAGACTTTCCAAGAATTCTAGATGCATAACAGAGCATTTAGAATCTAAAAAGAGATATTGTTTTTAAATGTCACGAATGACAGATATTGTGGTGTTCTCGTCGTAAGGCTACTAACCTTCCAACACGTTCCAAGAGTCCAACATTTGTTTGTCTAGCTTAGAGAACCAATTTTGATCATAGCCCTCCGGCATGGGAGAGACTAGGTATTTGCTGAGGAAACAGCCACTCCATAAATCACTTTTGAATAGGTATCTCTCGAGAGTTCGTTTATTCTTCTTGGCGAATTAGAGGTCACAATTTAAGGTCTTGCAGATATCGTTGATACTGCACTTCTGGGCATTATCTGGGATTTTCTAACCTTACATGACGTAATGTTCAGACATGATCTCGTCTAAAATACGTCTTATCATTATATCTCTTATTTACTCGAAAGAAATATCTTTCTTGACTTTAGAGTAACGATTCTATTAGTATATAGCTGCTAAAGTCTTCGAAAAAGTGTTAAAAGTGTCTTTCTTAAATCCATTGGTCAAGAACTTCCTCTTCATTTCTTCGGTCTAGAGTCTCAAGAGATCTTCTAAGTGTTCACTGAGTGAGAATAACTTCGTGTTACTCTACTTACCGTAGAGACTCATAGATCCTATCGAGACATAACAACACTTGTTCAACTAGCGACTGAAAGAGATCTTGTCTTTACAGTTGATCTAAGCATAACAATAGGTAGTCTCGTCTTCTTGCAAAGAATATTCATCGGCGTTCTTGTTCTCAGTAGTCATCTATAACCTAACTGACTACTCGAAAGCTTCTGTCATGAGTGCTGATTTTCTCGCTTCTCTTTATTCATATCGTATAGATATATCCTCGTGTGCATATTTGCGACCCTTTTAAAGACGTCTAACAACAACTTAGAAAGTGTCTACTGAGAAGGTGAATTACGAGGAGATTACTTCCGCGAAGGTAGCCATCATGGCTCCGGTATTGTAATGCTAGCGTTTAGAGGCTCTTTGGAAAGGCATGAAAAAGGCTAGTTATAAAACTCTGTCTTCTTCCCTAAACATAGGAAGGATAGTTCTACCGACTTTATCGAGTCCGCAGTAGAAGTGATTAACAAAATCTTTGCTGACGCGTTCAGACTCAGATTCATTCAGTTAACTAACGAGCAATCTAATACAATTCTTAATCAACTTCTCGTGATACTTGAGGGACACAAAATACATGTCTTCCTGAAGTCCATAACCATAAGAGACACGTTAGAAAATATACAGATAAGCCAAAGTTTCAACTACAGATATGTTAGCTCTAAAAAGACATTTTGAACCAGATCCACTAAACATGTCTTAGCTGTCCGTAAGGACAATTTGGTACTTAACATTACCAAACCAAACGTATTAGCAATCAAATCTTGGCTACAAAAGCTATATGTTATTGGTCAAACAGGGGATCTATAGTATCAATACTTACTCTTTCTTGTCCTTGGTCAAAACGCACTCTTCGGCTCTATGGGCCAATCTCGTACCGTCTTTAGAACTAACAAAGGTCTACAACTTCTTTCCAAATTTCCAAATATGCGAAGCGTCATCAGTCAGAAACTTGCTTCCTTCACCTATCGTGGTGATTCTGCTGACTTTAGAATCTTTGAAGCTGAGAAATGATAAAGAACATTCTTGGATCTTCGATAGTTTCTTCAAACACTTGATAGCCTAATCTTCTGTTTCAAGATTCAGGATTTGATTCGGCTTAAAAAGTTTCTTAATACCGATAGGACAAGTTTCCCAAGAACCATTCTTGAAAATATCGGGGAAAGAACAATAGTTAAACAGACCATTAAGACAATCTGGGTAATTACGTTAGGCATAGAAACCCTTAGCCTCCTTAATATCAATAGTGATAACTGCTTGAGTTTAAATGTCTTTTACGACCTTGGTGGATATCATGGCCCATTTCTAAACAGACCCTGTGAGGTCTAATGTCTAGGCAATTTGGACATCTTCGGTATCATTATCCTTGTTCTTCCCGCCTATCTTAGTAACGACTAGGTAGTCCGGGTTCTTGTCACGTTATTACTTAGTGTCTGATCTAGTCCAGATCATTTTGGAGATTTCTGTAATGTTAGAACGTTGCTTCGAGACGATATTAAGATCTTCTATACTAGAACAGACCTTCGATAACGTCTTAGAAAC